TTGTGCCTGTAAGGGTTGAACCTTACAAGCGGTTAAACTTATTGTTCGATTTTCAGTACACAAGGCACGCCATTTTAACATTTCCCAACGTATATTTAACAGTTGCTAACACACTTTGGCACGCTTTTTGCTCTGTGCCGCAATTACGATTATTTAACACATTTAACATTATTAATTAACACTGTTAATATTGTTAAACTTTACTAATTTTATTAACATTTTTTGCGCCTGTTATTGTTTCACGTGGAACAACCTGTTATTAATGTTTCACGTGAAACGAAGTGTTAACAAATATTAATTTTACTCTTTAAGATTTCTTAACAGAAAAAATTTGGTGGTTTTGCAAAAATGCCGTATCTTTGCACCGTGTTTAAGAAACATATAAGTTTAACATTTTAAATTAGGTAATTATGAACGAAAACGTTATCAACAGTTTGTTAGCAGTTGGTTACGGTATTTTGAAAATCGAACAATAAGTTTAACCGCTTGTAAGGTTCAACCCTTACAGGCACAAAATATAAAGTTATGATAAGAGTACAAAAGTTTAAGTTTGAAAATCGTTTTAAATCTTTTGAAACGAAAAATACTAATATCGTTACTAAAGCGTTAAAAGATTATCGTTTTTGCGGTGGTAATTTATATATCCACACAAAATTTGTAGATGAATATACAAGGGTTGATGTTTTATACGTTAAAGGCAAACCTGTAAAGACTATCTAAAGTTTAACAGCCTGTGGGGTAACACTCACATGCATAAATACATATAATATGGGACACAGTTATTTTAAAATCACTTTGAAACAGTTTAATAACGTTACCGTTTATATGGTACGTTCTGACAAAGTAAGTGAGTTCTTTAACAACAAAATAGAATATTTTTCGGGGGGTTGTTCTATAACTGTTAAGGGTAGATTCTCGACACATAAAGATAGCCGTAAATGGTTTGTAATTTTACCAACAGAAAAGAAATATGAAAAAGATTAAGTATTTTAGTTTGTCTGAGTTCTTAAACTCAGCAACCGCAAAACGTTTGGGGATTGATAACACCCCATCTTTTGAGGTAGTAGATAACTTGAATAAGTTAGCCGGTTATTTGGATGTTATCCGTGAAAAGGTAGGTAAACCGATTCTAATTTCTAGCGGTTTTAGATGTCCTGTGTTAAATAAGGCTGTAGGGGGTGTTTCTACCAGCCAACATCAAAAAGGCTTAGCTGCTGATTTGATTTGTGCTGATATGGAATCTTTGGAAAAGGTTCTCAGAGAAACAGGGGGTTTCGATCAACTTATTAAAGAGCACCGCAAAGGCTCTAAAAGTTTTTGGTATCACGTTTCGGTAGCACCAAGAAACGGTAAACCACGTCAACAGATTATGAACTTAGAAAAGAAATAAGTTATGCAAAAAGGTTTTAAGGGTTTACAGGATTCTATTTCAGTTTCCATTGATACTTTAAAGTTTGTAGAAGAAAACACTACAGGCAATAACGGTGTATTTCTTAACACTGTAATTGATACGCTACAGGCACAAAAGAAAGTTATCGAATATCTTTCTAACTGTTTAGATACAGAAATGGGTATCAAAAACAGATGTTTTGATTTCCTTTGTGAGAAAGGTTTGATGAACGAATTTTACAGCAAATAAGAAAAAGGGGCGGCATTTATTACCGTCCCTTTTCTTTTATAGATAAACACCTTTTTCAAGTTCTGAAATAATGGTGTTATACTCATCTACCAACAAATTAACCGTGTTCAAATCTACGTTTTCAAACTGTGCATATCCTGTTACGTCCCCGATTGTTACGGATTCATGTGTATTGTTCACAGGCTTATTTATTGTGGTGTTCTGCGTGATAATAACATAAGGTTCTAAACCATATAAGATTTGTTCGTCCCATTGCGTACCACCTACAATATTTAACTCTGTTGTGCCTGTCTTGTAAATAACATCACGTGACAAAGAAAAACTTTCTAACTGAAATACAACACCATCACAGGACAAAAACGCAACGGCATCGCCTGTTATAACGTTCACTTTGAAAGATAGGTTTACCGTTTTGCCGATATACTTACTATCTACAGCAACAAAGCCACGACACGGAATAAATACCGAAATTTGTGCGTTATAGTCTTCCGAATCACCGTTCAAACCTGTTAACGTCACATCGCCAAAGTCTAGCAAAATGACGTCCTTTTCGGGTGTTTGTACCGTTATACCTGTGTTATAGTTACCACACCGCAAAGAATCCGTGCCCGATACAGGAACGTTTGTAAAAATGCGTCTGATACGATTTACATAAATTCCTAAATTAACTTCCTCATAGATTCCCTGGGTATCGTCTTTTATCTCAAAGAAACGCTGTTTAGAAAATGCGTCCAAATTGTCAAGCGTCACGCAATAAACGTTTATAGCACCGTAATTTCTACCAACAGGGGTTATTATACTTGCCACCGCTTTAACGTTGATAGAAACACAGGAATCGGGCACAGGGAATGAAATTACACCACTTGTAACACTTATAGTAACGTCTTTCGTTCCATCATTCCAAATAAGATTGCACGAATCTAAATTATAATTTGTAAGCGGTGTGACAGTCAAATTTAACGTGCTACCTGTCTTAACTGTCTGTGGCTGTGGTGAAACGGTGCAATTTGTCAACGCATAAGTAACAGTAACGTCTTTCTGTGGTGTTTCGGGTGTGAACGTACCTGTAATAGTTACGGTTTCGTTTGTGGCAACAGGTACACTAAATGTCGCTATTTTACCGTTAACGTTCATATTTCCTGTTGTTTCCGTTCCACTTTCGTTTCTGTAAGAAACTACAGGTGCAACAGGGTAACTACCATCTGTGTTACCTGTCAACGTAATATCGAAATTTTCACCGTTTTGCACATAGTTTGCAGTAGTTCCCGAAACGTGGTTTGTTATTGTTAAATCTTTCGGTTTTGGGGTGAACGTTCCGTTAATTGTTACCTCTTCGTTTGTTTTTACAGGTACACTAAATGTCGCTACGTTACCTTTAACGTTCATAGTTCCGTGTGACGCTTCGTTATACTTATTCTTATAAGTAACTACAGGCACAACCGTAAAAGTTCCGTCTGTGTCACCTGTTAACGTAATATCGAAATTTTCACCATTTTGCACCGAAACGGCATTTGTATCCGAAACGTTATTTATTATATTCAGTGTTTTAACTGTAGGTTCACCACCACGTGCATTTAAGTAACATTCCATTTCGCCTGTATTGGAACCACCAAACGTTAAACGTTTTGAGAAATATTTACCGTCTGACGAAATACCATCTATATCACCGCTAATAACTTTTGAATCGGAACTAGCAGAAACACGTGACAGGTTAAAACGAGTTATTTTTGTCGTTCCACTACTCAGACGTGAAATGTAATTATAATCACTGTCATTTGGCAAAAAATAGCAACCATCCACCGCTTTTCCGCAAAAGTGGATAATGTTACCGTCTGTGTCGTAATTGTCACTACTCGCTGCTGTAGTAGTGCAATTTGTTAAGTGATAATTAATTTTATAACTAGCCATTACTTATTTCCTTTTATAGTTACCATTACAATACTACCTGTTTCATTTAATAGTTCCTTATTAGGAAAATCTAACTTTCTAACATTCGGGCGAACGTCCACCACGTTTGCACGGTTTGAAAGATATTTGTTAACGTTTTCGCCCTGTGTTAACGTTCCACTACTAGCGAGTATTTTATCTTTGTAGGTGAAAAGCACATCAACCTTTAAACGTACCGTACATAAATCTCCATCCTGTGTCAATTCCTTAACAAAGTAGTAACGGTTTAAACTTTCGATATAAACGTAATTAAACGTTACAGGGGTACGAGTTCTAAATCTTACTACAGGTGTTAACACGTTAAAACCAGCATTTAACAATCCTGTGTACTCGCTGTTTTCCTGTAGGGTTTTGTTTACTTCGTTTGGTTTACCGCCATAGTTGAAAGTTTTAATTTTAATCATACCCTTAAAGTTTAAAAGGGTGTTTCCTGTGCTATCAACTACAGGAAAACACCCTCAACAATTAAACAATACAAAATTAGGCAATAAAGAAAACAACAAAGTTCTCGTTTGTGTCGTTGAAATAACCGGCATCAAACTTGTAGTAGTTATTGAAAAACTCGGCCTTTGCGTTATAGTTTGTCGTTACTCGCTTATCCAAGTTAGTAACACCGAGAGCATCACGGTCAAACATCACACCGAGTACACCGCTTACAGAAACGGTTGCACCGCTAGCCGATTTCACGTCAATCCTTGAAACGTTTTCAAAGGCATAGTCTGTGCCTGTAGCTTGCCAACTTGCCACGGTCTCAGCCTTTGGTAACAGAACGTTCTCATCATGGAACGTATCGGCATACAGATAAGTCTTTGCAGCGGCTGCAAAATCTGACAAAAGAACTGTGTGCAAAACGTCCTTTGGTGTGAAACGTTCCTTACCACCTACGTTAAACAGGGTTGAAATGGTCTGCAAACGGTCGGCATACAATCCCATTGTATAGGCTGCAAAACGGATAAAATCGGGTGTAGTTACTGCTGCGTCTGCTGTCAACTGTGTGCCTGTCTTATCGTTATACAGTTTCAACAGGTTTACGCATCTAACAGTACTAGCAGAACTGTAGTCCACGGTTTCTTTTGTTGAGGCAACAAAACCAAATGCAGCTTTATCTGCGTCCAGAGTTTCTGCTATCATATTGTTAATGGTACGCATAATTAAAGCGTCTGTCTTAATCGTCATTGATTTCTCAACAGCGTTATAAATCATAGACAGAAAACCGTTCAACTGTGCTGCACTGCTGAAAGATTCCTTAACCTGTCGTTCTGTGATAGATACAGGAACTTCGAAAGTTACCTTTGAGTTAAAGAACTTAGCAGAAACGGTCGGTTTGTGGAACACGTCCTGTTTGTACTCTTTACCGTCCTGTAAGTTCCAGGTATCGTTTTCCTCAGCCTGTGGAACGTCTGCGGAAATCTTTTCCAAAACAGAACCAAATTCCCACGCATCCATAAGGACAGATGGAACTTTGCCCGAATATGGACGGTTAACGAAAACCACTTTGCCAATATGGTTTACAAGTGATTTAACGTAATTGTCAACGGCATTTTGATTAAAAATCTCATTGCCCAAATCAACGATACCTGTGAGGTCATCCTGTACCAAACCGGTTTTACCCAAAACCTCAGATGAAACGCTATTAATAAGCTCACAAATTTGCTTTACTTCCATTTTATATAAAATTTAAGAATTAATAAATATCTAAACTAATTTCTTTTGCAATCTCTGTTACCACCTGTGTTTTAAAGTTGGTCTTTCTGAGATTCATTTCTTTTTGAATAATTTCACTAATAGGAACGCTAGACGGAATACCGTTCTTTACACTTGACTTCGTGCGTGTCTCTTGTCTGTTCCCTGTGGAATCTCTTTGCTGTTTTGTGTCATTGCCAAATTCCCCATTATTAAACGTTACACTTGAATCGATAGTGTTATTATTTCCTGTTTCGTCAACTGTGTTACTTTCGGTAACAGTTTCTTTTGAGGTTACAGGATTTAACACATCATATTCGTTATTAAACACTTGAATCTGTTTTTGCCATTCTTCAAACTTAACTGTAATGATACCTTTAATAATATCGGTTGCAGTTTCGTTTGTGATAGCGTCAACTAGTTCCCTATTTCCATATTTGAAACGCAAATCAATATCGACTAAGATTGGTCTATCTTCCCCGAAAATTGATTTGTACAAAACAGGAAAATTAGGCTCAAAAATGGTTTCAAACAAACCGTTATCCGCCGTGAAAAATTCTTTAATTTTCATCTTTGTTTTCCTTTTCCTCTTCTGTTTCTTCTGTTTCTTTTGTTTCTTTTGTTTCTTTTGTTTCTTTTGTTTCTTTTGTTTCGGTTACAGGGTCAACGTCTTCTGTTTCTTTTGTTTCTTTTGTTTCGGTTACAGGGTCAACGTCTTCTGTTTCTTTTGTTTCTTTTGTTTCGGTTACAGGGTCAACGTCTTCTGTTTCTTTTGTTTCTTTTGTTTCGGTTACAGGGTCAACGTCTTCTGTTTCTTTTGTTTCTTCTGTTTCGGTTACAGGGTCAACGTCTTCTGTTTCTTTTGTTTCTTCTGTTTCGGTTACAGGGTCAACGTCTTCTGTTTCGCTGTGTTCGTGTCCCTCTTCTGTGGCTTTGAGTAACGATAAATAGTTTTCGTGCTCAATCTTCCAACTAGAACCGAGTGTAACGGTAATTTCCGTACCGAACATTTCGTTAACTCGCTTAACACCCTCAACACGTTCTGTTAACATTGAATCAACATAAGGCATTAACGCATCGATATTCATAGAAACCTCTTGCGTATTTAAACGCTCACGTTTCATATTGTAATTTGCGTTCAAACCCAAATCGTTAAACAGGCTAGCTTTGTAGTACTGCAACAGTTCTATAAGCTGTGTTATCTGTTGGCTACTCTGTGTCGGTGGGGTTTGCATATTAACACCTTTGAAAAAGGCATTTTCACCGATAACTGAGAAATCACCGTCTAAAATCTTTTTTAAGAAAGATTCTGCACTCTGTTTCGTCTTATCATCACTAGCAGATATAAGCATAGTGATTCTAGTTAAAACGCTAGTCATATTTAAAGTAATAACTGCGTCTGTGTAAAGTACGCCATATTTCCCGATAACAGGTAGAATTGAATCTGCAAACGGTGTGTTATTGATAACAACAATATCTTTTCCGATATTGTATGTTTTATCCAACTTTAACCACGGATTTGCAACAATAAAATCTTTTCCTCTGTAATACGCATCACATTCGCCACCTCTGTTTCCCTGTAGGGCGTACAGTTCACCGTTAACTTTTGCGATTCCTACATTTCCACTAGTTTGCAGAATCTTTTCAAGTTCTACCTGTGGAATCGAATCGGGCAAACCTGTGTACTCAAAAATCTTTGAGGTCATACAAAGAACTCGCTGAAAGAACGTGTCTAAGGCTGTATCTTTGTCTTTTACCTGTGTTTGATACAAGTTATAAAGATTCTCTTTTTTCATTACTTTACAAGTGTTTTAATTAACGTACAAAGTTCCGTTAACACTTTCGTGTTACTCTGTATTGTTTCATTTAACTTGTCGGTTTCGTTCTGATGTCTTTCGTTTTGCTTTTTCATATAAAAGAAAAGGGCGATACAGACAGCAACAGGAAAACCAACGTTACTAATTAACGATACTATTTCGTTTACTCCATATAGCAAATTTTAACTTTGTTATTTAATGGTGCAAAGATAAACAAAATATCTGAAACTACCAAATAAAAAACAGGGAAAATGTTTTACGTGAAACACTTTTTCCTGTTTTAACAGATATTAAGTAATAATGTTACTTCTACTACTAGCCATTAAGTAGTTACGCACAATTTCACCGATTTCGTTATTCTGATAAAATACTTTATCCGTGGCGAAATACTTTGTTATCTGAGATTCTACATAACTTGCAGTACTTAACAGTTTGCGTCTGTAGTTTGGTTTTCCATTCATACAAAGGGAATAAATCAAACTATTTTCCGTGTCCTTAATCGGTGTTGTCTTATTGTGAATATACATAAAGTTATTAACACCGTCTGAGGATTCCACCTGTATTATATTACCCTGTAATGTCATTTCGTTAAACTGTATGTAGAAAACGAAAAGTACATCTTTCGGGGTATATTTAACAGGTAGGTGGGGATATACTGCAAGTTCCCATTTACCGCCCGTAATCATCTGCAAATTCTGATTATCGAAACAGAAATATTTGTTACTCGCTTTTTGCTTAACAATAGTACTACAATATTCTACAGCCACGGTTGCACCGTGTTCACCGAATTTATAAATATCGATTGTTCCCTGTTCCATCACTCGCACCTGTTTCAGCCCCATTTCTGTAAAATAAGGGCAAAACTGATTCACGGTGTTACCCAACATAAACACTTTAACATCGTTTCGCTGTCTGATAATAGTACTCAACAGGTTCATATACAGCATAAACTCGTCGGGTAAATAATAACGTCTAGTCAAAAACTCATCGAAAACTATAGTAGTTATATTCGGGTAACTACTAGATTTTTCGTGCTCTTGTTCTGACAGACAGAAACCGAAACAGAACGGCACATTATCGGGTACACGTTTTTTATTTTCGGGGTCATAACTTGAAAGAAACCATTTGCCCGAAACGTAAAAGACTTCGTTAAATTTGCCGTTTGTGAGTTCTTCGATAACACCGTTTGAAACGTGGTTTGCAAACAAACTTTCGGCTCTTTTGCCCCTTAAATCCTCTCGCCATCTACGAATATAAGCCATTTGTTTTCCTGTGCGCAAATATTCTTTGATACCGTACAATAAGGTAGCATAAGTTTTGCCGTTTGAACGTTCACCAAAGATAACGTTATAATCGGCATTCTTTGCCAAGATTCTAGACAAAGAATAAAATTTAGGTGTTTCCACCTTTTCTTTCTTCTGTTTCATATTATTATTTCTTTAATCTGATTCCCATTAAATAATTTATATAAAGTACTGACAGGCTCAAAGTATAGCCTGTAGGTTCTAGATGTACCCCTGTCTTTGTGTCATAAGTTGAAACCGTTCCCAAATAATCGGTTATAGTTCCACTTTGTTCGTAATCTACATAGGTGTGTATATTCTTACCTGTTGCAGATGGTGGTATGTCTAGATAGTTTGTAAATGCGTCAAAGATTCCGTTTTCCCCAAATGTTTCCAGCATATAGGGGATAGCAGATTTTTTGTTAACACCCGATACGGTCAAACTGTAATCGTAATCTTTTCCGTTTACCGTTAACACCCCTTTTTCCTGTACCATATAACGTTTTGCGCCCAAAGTTTTAAAACGTCTGTATTGTCCCTCATAGTCCCAAACACCCAAAGGCTTTGCTATTCCCTTAATTGTGACAGGCTCAACTTTTTCAAATGGTATTTTATGGAACTTACATGCTGCACGCAATTTTTGTTGTGCCAAATCGTTATAGGCTTTGAAATAGTCTTTGTGATTCTCACCATTTTTTATTTTTACGCTGTCTGTATCACTGTATATGTAATCGTCACCGCATTCAGCTATACCTGTAAACAGATTCCTACGTGCATAGGCTGTTACATAGATTCCCCACGGATAGAAAAGAAAACGGTTTTTGCTGTCATTGTATTTATTAAGCACCTCTAAGCGTTTTTCGCCTGTCAAGTGTTCAACGTCCCACGTTTCACCATCACAGACAATTTCATCACGCAAAGGATTTGTAACACTCATACCGTAACAGCTATTCAGCATTTCTTTGCTATTTAAATACTCTACCTCTTTGTCCTTTACGCCTTTTAGTTTTGTTTTCATTTCATACAGGTGCAAAATAGATTTTATAAACTCTGTGGGCAAATATTCTTTGCGGTAACAAATCATTTTGCCTATTCTCACAGATTCCCACATATAGAACTGAGAAAACACTTTGTAATCTATTTCCGTAATAGTCATACAGATTTTACTAGCACAAACCAAACGACCGTTATTTTCTGAAACGTTTTCTTTTACGAAACACTTACTAACAGATATTGGATTTTCATTATCCGATTTTGCAAAGATGTTGGTAAATTCCACGTCAAACACGCAACAATATTTTGAGGTCATAAACTCAAATTGTTTCATAGACTTAACAGGAACAAATACACCCGTGCTCATAGGAAATTTCTCGCTTATCATCACATAGGGGTAACTACTAGTAAAATCGTAACTATCTACGTTTTCTATTACCTCATCTGTATATTTTGCATTTGCGTGCGTGAAACCGCCCGAAAAAGCCCTTTGCAGCATTTCAAATTCTTCCATACCTGTTATATTTAAGTTATGGATTTTATCCAAATACTTAAAATTCTGTACCGTTTTACCTGTTTCGGGGTCTGTTGTCTTAAAACACACAGAACGACAATATTTGCGCACAAAGCCTGTCTTTGTTATCGGCAAATGGGTAATGTTTTTGTATTGTTCGATTAATTCCTGTATATAGCACATAACTACTTTAATATCGTTCAAACAGTAACCCATTTCTTTTTGTGTTAACGGTGTTTTGCTGTGACGTAACAGGCTGTAATCTAAATCACCCACCAACTTTTCACATTTATATTTGTGCAACTGTTCGCCTAACTTTGCAAGTGAATAACCCGACAGCAAATAACTACATCTAAACTCTATTCCGTTTTCTGTGATTCCGTAAATAGGTTTTCTAAGGTCTATTGAAAAAACCTTTGCCCATTGCAATAACTCTCTGAAAAATTGGAACTCATAAGCCAAATTGTGAACGTATATAATAATGCGTTTCTTTTCAGACAGGTTTAAAACGTCTGAAATTTTTTCTAGCATAGTTATAAATTCGTCCCACGTGCGCCCGATAATACAATAACCATTTATTCCAAATTGCCAAACGTACATTAAAGAACATTTTTCCATTTTGGTTTGCTTACCACCTAATTTTATGTAACGGTCATAGGTATATGTTTCACCGTCCACGTCACGGTAAAAAGATGTAGTTTCTATATCGAAAGATGCAGGAACATTTAAGAACTTTTCGCCCTTATTGTTTCCTGTAAAATTCTTATCGTTCACAGCCAAAGCCAAAACTTTTTGTATGTCTTTCGGTGTGAACGTTTCTGTATGTAGTGCAAAGGGTATCTTTTTCATTATAAACCAAATTTTTTAAATTCGTCTAATATACGCTTTAACGGTTTATCTGTGTTATAAGAATCCACTTCATTTATAAATGCTTCTGCGTTTGGGTCATTACCTATTTGCTCTAAGGCATCATCTAAGGCATTTTCAATTTTTACCGCATCATCTTCGATTTGGTCTGAAACGTCCTTTGATTCCTGTTCTAGTTCGCCTGTAAAATCTTTATATCGCATTAAGTATTGTTCCAAAAAACGTTCATCTGAAACACTTGCAATTTTGCCCATTAACTTATTTTGCATAAGGGCAAAACTTTTATCATCCAAATCATAGGCTTTTTTCAAGTGTTCCGCATATTCTTTCGTACCTGTGGCTGTAGATGTAGGCTGACGTAAAAAAGAAACCGCTTTTGAGTACTCTATCTTTAAATCTTCCCAACTGTGACGCATAGAGAATTTAGTGAAACCTGTTATATTACCTTTGTTAAGGGCAACAACCGCAGGCGAAACGATACCCGATTTTTCCACGTTCTGAATGCGCCTGTTTGCCTGTTGAAATACACGTGCTATCTCTTTGCGCAAATAGCCACGTGATTCTACAGCAGTTAATATCTGCTTATCTAATTGCACTTTGCTAGTAAGTACAAACGTTTTATTTGTAAACCCTATAGGATTCTGTTTAGCCATTTTAAGAAAGATTTAAATTAAACAAAGACAGGGACGAACAAAATTTAATTCGCCCGCCCCTGTGAAACCCAACATTACACTAACAACTTCTACTTATCCACAAATGTAATACCATAGCACTTTTTAGCGTGTGATACATATTCGTAGATAGTATAACCAACCTTATTGGCTTTAATCGCATCTACTGCGTCACTATTAGCGAGGATCTCTCGCACCGTGTCACCTGTAAACTGTGGTAAATTTACCAAACGCTTGTTTTCAACGTCAATAATTACAGGTGAATCGCCCAACTGTGATTTGTGAACGTACATACCGTTAATAGGGTGTACTACATCACCGCCACCTTCTTTCTCGCTGTTGTATATGTCGGTCAACTTAACAAATGGAAAATCGGTTGTATCAATACCAAAACTAGTCTTATTAAAAGTACTAGCAAAACTAAAACCTTTTGGCATAACTTTATAACTTATTTATCGTTAAACTTCGTGTTACCTGTGGTGTGAACTACTTAACTTCGTTCATACCGTTTGCAACTGCAAACTCATTGAGCCATTTCTTAAAGCGGTTCAACCTAATAACCACCTTATCGTCTTTGGCTACCTCATTACTAGTCATCAAAGCATTTACGCTTGTAATACATTTAAAAACTGACTCATTAAAATCTTCGTTCATAATTACCTAATTTAAAATGTTAAACTTATATGTTTCTTAAACACGGTGCAAAGATACGGCATTTTTGCAAAACCACCAAATTTTTTCTGTTAAGAAATCTTAAAGAGTAAAATTAATATTTGTTAACACTTCGTTTCACGTGAAACATTAATAACAGGTTGTTCCACGTGAAACAATAACAGGCGCAAAAAATGTTAATAAAATTAGTAAAGTTTAACAATATTAACAGTGTTAATTAATAATGTTAAATGTGTTAAATAATCGTAATTGCGGCACAGAGCAAAAAGCGTGCCAAAGTGTGTTAGCAACTGTTAAATATACGTTGGGAAATGTTAAAATGGCGTGCCTTGTGTACTGAAAATCGAACAATAAGTTTAACCGCTTGTAAGGTTCAACCCTTACAGGCACAA